GAAAAACAAAAACTTTTGCCACCTGACGCTTTGGATAGGTTTCCAATCGCAACAGAGTAACTATCACTAGTTCCGTAGCTCGTTGTGTTGTTGTTTATATGTGCCGCAAATGATTGAGAACCAGCTGCCCTTGCCTTACCCAACGCAAAAGAATCTGTACCTGTACTTACTGCACTGTCACCTAAAGCAACCGCATTAGTACCAGTAGCAGAAGGTTGTGCAGCGGGGGAGGATTCATTGGCTGCGTAAAGGTCAGCACCGCCACCACTTGCAGAAGCCCAACTTAAATCTGTACCATCTGAAGTTAGAACTGTATTTGCACCACCTTTAGCTAATCTAGCTGTTGCGCCAGAAGCGTTTCCGTACAGAATACTGCCGCGAGTAATTGCATCTAGTTGGTTTATTTCTGTAGCAGTTGTGGTTACTGTTACATTTTCATTAATTTTAGGCGAAGTAAGCGTCTTGTTTGTAAACGTCTGCGTTGCAGCAATACCCGCAACGGTGTCTGTAGTCGCGGGAAGTGTTAGCGTTACATTTCCGCTAAACAGTCCGTGGGCAGGAGCCTGTAGTTGTGCATAGTGAGCGTTGTTCGACTCGCAATAAAACCGGATATAAGACTGCGCCCCACTGTTCTTTAGACTAATAGCACCTGTTGCAATATCCACGTTATTAACGGCAATAGTAGAAGCAAAGGTTACTCCCGTTGTTCCCGTAGGAATACGCATAGCAATGGCATCGGCATCGTTTTTGATGGTTACGTCATTAGTGCTGCCTTGGCCTGTCAGGATTAAACCTTCGGCACTGGTGAAGCCCATAGCGGCATTGTCACCCGCCGCTGTATCGCTGGTTGCCTCTACCGTGCCACCCGTAATGACGCCCGTGGTTGTCAGAGTTGACGCGCCATCGTTAATAAACAAGTCAGCGACAGTCGCTGTAACAAACACCTCCGCGTTGCCACTAAGCGTAATAGCGTTGTCAGAGTTGGAGCTTTCCGTAACAGACCGCGTAAGCGTAGTGCCGCTAGACGTATAAGTACCGCTGCCTATTTCAAAAGCAGTCCCGTCCTCTATCGCGTACCTTATCGTTTGACCGTTGGTAATCCCCGCACTTTCAAAGGATTGGTAGCCCGAAAGTGCGCTGCCCAAGCTAATCGTTCCAGTACCCGTGGTACTGGTGGACATTTTTGCACGATTACCTAACGATATTGCCATGTTATGCTATCCGTATAATCGCGTTGCTTGCGTCAGCGGTAGGAAAAACAATAGTAAAGTCCCCCGCGCTTGCGCCCTTATCCGCTCCAAAATCCAACACACATACTGATGGATCACTCGTTGCAGCCTCATTGTAAATTAACGCGCCTCTTACAGAAGAGATTGTCACGTTGGAAAACACCTCGTCAGCAAAGTCTGTAAGCGCCGTTGTACCGCTAGTGGTCGGCGTTACGCTTGTTAAGAAGTTGCCTTTCGCAGTGTAGTTCGTGCCAGTAATCTCATTGCTACTGCTATAGGCCGTAGTCGCAGCATTAAAAGTCGCGCTGTTAGTATAAAGCGCCAGTTTAAAAACATTGCTTGCCACAGTAAAGTTATGTGTAGCCGTCATCAATTCTTTTTTGAACGAAGTACACAGGAAATTTCCGTTAAACGCCATTACATTTTCCTTATATATTCAGCCAACGTTGGATGACCCGCTTCTTTAATCGCATTATATACCGTAGTACGGTCACTTTGGATAGCCTGTTTCATATAGATAACCAGTAGCTTCTCTATGCTGTCACGATAGGCAATAGCCTGATCTCGCAACGTAGGGTGAGCGTCTTCGGAAAAGGCAACGATCTTACCTACGCATCGGTGCGCCACCTCTTCGGGAGTAAAACCACGATTATTGGTGGTTTGAACCTCAACCTTAAATTCTCCAAAGGACATGTTGTTCATTGTTTAGGCCTTATAATCCGACCAACACGATAGTCCTGCGTAGTTTCTTTAGCCTCTCCCAAAAGTTTCAGACCAACCAAAGATTCTTGATAACGCTTATCATAGATTGCCATAACGTCCGGCTCACCCTTCATGAAAATATACGCCTCTATCAACGATCCATACAGTAAGCTTAACTCTGCATTTTCACTCAACCATGTTGTGCCGCTTTCCGCTCCTGCGGTCAGACTTACAGGCCGATACAAGTAATGAAGTTCCGCAGCAAGAGAAGCATTCGGCGTAGGAGCCAAGATAAAATTGCTGACATCAAACGAAGCATAATACTTCGGCAACCCTGTAACAGTAGGGTCTGGGTTGTATGTTTGAATAAAACTAACGTCCTTGAACTCTAAAAACACTTGCTCAGAACCACTGGTATAGCTCAAAGAATAAGGAGCAAGAAAGTCAGACGGGGCCGCAAGGAATTTATTGCCGACTGACATGTTGCCCGAAACGTTTCTTCGAAACAAGTTTAACTGAACCGACTTTAGAATACGTTCTTCCGCAACTCGTATAAACAAAGGAAGATTAGCTACAAAAGAAGTCTCTGTGTTCTCAGTATAATCCTGCAACGCTGTTTTTAACTGCGCAAATGTAAAGCTCATGACGTGACCACCGTAACCTCTCCGACCTCCCCTGTAGATTTCAATCTGTTAGGAGTCAACGCCTCGTCCCCGTGAAAGCCAACAGGTCTAAAGCCGTACTGAATGTTTCTTTGAGCCTCTAAACCGCCCTCGGGTCGGGGGTTTCTCAAAGCTTGGGGATCAGACCCTACCTTGGGAGGAAACAACTGAGGGTGCTTTGGATCAAACTCGTCATTGCCAACAAGCGCCCCTGTCCACTCTTTTCGCATATCTCTTAGTCTATAGCGAAAGCCAGAGCGGTCTGAAATCCCATACGCATTCTTGTCTGAGGCATAGGCCATGTCACACCCTTAAATACTGAATGCTTGGTTGAAGTTTAAGAGGAACACGATCCTCGTCCTCGTCAGAGGCCCGTTGAAACTCTTCTTCATACACACTCTTCAAAAGTTGTATCCGTTCCGGCGCTTTTTTCATAGCGATATAATACGCCAGTCCCGCCACCATACAGGGGTAAAAACGAAACGGCATATCTGTTGTGTTCACCAACGTATCGGCGTCCTCAATCCTCTGCACATAGTAATAGATCAACTGATCTGTAGAGTTTTCGGGAACAGCCCACAGGTTTATAACAGGCTCAATCTGTCTGTTAAACCAAAACTGGCTTGGTCTACCCTGCGTGGTTTTGTTGGGAAGAGTAGCGTACTCCCCCCGACTAATTCGTTCTATCTCAAAGTCTGTATTACTGCGCCTAAGAACAACCTCTAGTACATCAACAACATCAGCCGTTAACGTCTGAGTAGCCAACCCTTTAGTCAGAGTTATAGTGCCTTGCGCCACGGTCCACATGTTAATGCCACGGTTTGCCCAATCAGCAAACATCAGGTTCAAAGACCTACGCGCCGTTCGAGCATCGTAACCAGTGCGGACCTCTAGTCCACACCGCTCATACGCTTCCTCAATAATTTCACCAACATCAATGTTGAAATCTCTGGACCCAGAAGTAGCCATGATTAAACCAACTTAGGTTTTTGATTTGTTTTAGTCATGACACAGCCGCCGTTTTTAAAGCTTGCAACTTTGCCGCCGTTTTTCATGTACCCCATTTTATTACGAACTGGCTCAGGTAACTTTTTAAGACCAGTCTGGTCTTCTGTTGGTTGTTTCATAGCCATTAGCCTTCTCCTTTAAAACTGACGAACAGCGCCCTTGGTGCTCTTGCGCCTAGATTCCATTACTTGTCCGCAGCCTTTCGCGACCGCTTCGCCTTCTTTGCCTTCGCCTTGGTAGGGCCTTTTGACTTGTCCCCCAAGGGTATAGCCTCTGACCTTGGCTTTTTTAGTGTTACTGACAACGGTTTTTCCTTTTTTGCCAGCTTTTTTCTTTTTCTTAGCAGTCGAAGCTCTATCTGCTTTAGAAAGAGAACGTGCTTTAGCCAACGGAAGGCATCGGTCAGGGTTCTTCTTGTTCTTTGAAGTACCGCACTTACCCTTGATTTTACCATCGGTCCCAATCCTAACCCAATTTTGATCACGCCATTTCTTTAGCTCACCCATCTAAGCCTTCTTCCTAGAAGAATTAACAACCTTTTTTAAAGTCTGGGCTTGCCCGGCATGTAGCTTTGAGGCTTTTTTTAAACCCCTTATAACTTTATTAACTTTCTTTTTATTGCCATTAGTTAAACTCATTTCTTCTTCCCCTTGCTACCCTTAGCGTAGTTAGGGTCCTTGCAATACTTTGAAGCCGCCATGTTTGCATACGCCGAAGGATACGTGTCAAAAGTCCTTTTCGCCCAAGCCTTACCCGCAGGACAAATCTTGCTGCCCTTGGATTTAGG